AATTGTATTACCAAGCGATGTACAGGAATTACAATTAGGCGGAGACGCTGTAATTCGTACAAACAATCCAGCAGGTGTTAGACGTGTTGAACTTAATCTCCCACAAGGAGCTTTTACAGAACAACAACTTCTAAACGAAGAACTTCGTGTAGGAGCTCGTTATCCTGAATCACGTACTGGAAATGTTAAAGCTTCAATCATTACTGGCGAAGGTGTTCAAGCACTACTAGGTGCATTTGATACACAGGTTAAGTCAGCACAATCTATATTTACTACAGCATTACGTGATGTTATTTCTCTTTGCTTTGAAGTAGATGAGAAACTATTTAACGTAGAAAAAACAATTCGTGGTACCGATGCCGGTGCGCCTTATGCGGTTACATATACACCTACAAAAGATATCAAGGGTGATTACTCAGCCGATGTAAGATACGGAATGTTAGCTGGTTTGAACCCAGCACAAGGACTTATCTTCATGCTTCAAGCTCTTGGCGGAAAGCTTATCTCTAAAGATATGGCTATGCGTGAGTTGCCATTTAACGTCAACGTCACCTTAGAACAAGAGCGTATTGAAACAGAAGATATGCGAGCTGCATTGATTGGTTCATTGCAAGCTTACGCACAAGCAATACCTCAACTCGCTGCCCAGGGCGGTGACCCCAGTACTATTGTTAATAAGATAGCTGAAGTCATTAGGCAACGTCAGAAAGGCATAGCAATTGAAGATGCCATCAGTGAGGTATTTGCACCCGAGAATCCTCCAGCTGGTGGCGCACCATCGGTCGAGCAGCCGTCCGTCCCCTCTGCTCCCGGCGCTCCAGTTGGAGGCTCACAACCAGAACAACCGATAGAAGCTCAAGCACAACAAAAACCAGAGTTACAAAGTTTATTAAGTAATTTAAATATGGCTGGAAGAACTAACGCAAGTGTAAGGACAGTAAACAGAAGATAACTTGGAGGAATAGTGACGGCTATTGTTGGTATTCAAGGTAAAGGTTGGGCTGTCCTAGCAGCAGATTCTATGACTACATATACAGATAAACCGTATATAGCAAAGGGTTGCGACAAGATAGTTAAAGTTGGTGAGTATCTAATTGCAGTAGCAGGTGATGCTATAGCAGGAGATATCCTTAATAACTTATGGCAACCACCTAAAGTAATTAAGACGCAAGACCCAGATAGATTTATGATGATTAGAGTGTTACCGTCTATAAAACAAACTCTAACTGAAGCAGGTTATGATTCAACGCCTAAAAGCAAAGATGATGCTGATGCTGGATGGGATGCATTAATTTGTTTTAATGGAAATTTATATCAAGTTACTGATGACTATGGATATATGCGAGACGATAGAGGATTTTACGGAATTGGTTCAGGCGGTGGACTAGCTCTTGGTGCATTAGTTGCAATGGAAGTTGAAACTAAGACACATGCTAAAGCAACAAGTGCGGCAAAGAAAGCAGTTAATGCAGCAATCCAATATAATATTTGGTGCGGTGGAACAGTTAATATCAAAACTCAATTTACTAAGTAGGAGCATAAATGGCAAATGGACGTGGCGGATATCGTCAACCTAGTAATCCAGCACCTGTATCAGGTCCAGGCGCTTTGTCAAAGCGTACTGATGGTGGTGCAACCGAAGGTATGACTCAAGCTCCTAGGTACATGGCTGGTATGAGATACGGCATGGGTGGAAATATGGAACAACAATCTGGTGCTCCTATGCAAGGTACAGATATACCTTCTACGCCATCTCCTATAGTGCCATTAACAGCGCCTACAAGCCGTCCTCAAGAGCCTATTACAGCTGGTGCTGACTTTGGTGCTGGCCCTGGTTCAGAGGCTTTAATCAATATGCCATCTCCTCAAATTAATATTACTAACATCCTTGGCAGACTTGCTCAGTATGATGACTCAGGAGACACAGAGCTTATCTATCGCAGGTTACTAGATAGCGGTTACTAATGCCTAGACTACCACATCCAGTAGTAGCTCAAACATCTCAAGGTTTATATAATGCAATTGCCTCAGCTAACCTTTCGCCTGAAGAAAATGGCATGGTTACACAACTCTCTTATGCATATCAAGAAGGTTTGAGATTAAGCAAATTATCTCCTGATAAAGCTAAAGAAGATTTTGACAACCTAACTGATAATGCTAAAAAAGATGTTAGAGTATTATTTCCAAATGAAGATTACTCTAAGCCTGAACAAAGTTTATTAGGAAAAGGTTTAGGCCTTGCTGGCAAAGCAGTTAGCGTTCCTTATAAATTTTTTGGTTCTCCTTTTCTTGGTACATTTTCAGCTTTAGAAAAATACGGTAAAACACTTAATACGCCAGCTCGTGTAGGTTTTGAGGCTACTACTTTAGATAAACCTGTATTTTCTCAAAACACTTGGTCAGATGCTTATAAGGGCAAAGACTTTTATAACCCAAATGATGTTAAGAACCTTGAAGAAAAATATGGTAAGGCTAATGCTGCAGTTGCAATGGGTATTGCTTCTGGCAAGACTCCAGGTGAGATTGTTAAAAACTGGGGTAAGGTAGATGCAGAAATAACACAAGCACTTGCTGATTCATTAGATGACCCAGACAAGTTTGAACCTATTCTTAAAGAAACAAAATTAGCAAGATTTTCTCCTGGTCGTTCAATTATACGTATGGTATATGATGAAAAACATCCAGTACTTTCAACAATATGGTTCTCTGCCTTTGGCAGACCAATGGAAGTTCCTGGTCAGTCCGCAGAAGTCAAGGCTGCAAACGAGGCTTATAAAGCTAATGTAATGGCTAAGCAATCTGGTGTTATTGACGCTATTTATCAAGTAATAATTTCTCCTGATACTTACCTAACAATGGGTCTTAGTAAAATACCTCTAATCGGTCCTAAGTTAGCTAAAGCTGCTATTGCAAAAGGAGCCGATGAAGCTGGCTTTCTTGTTGCCGGACAAGGCAATAAAGGTAGAGTATTAGCTGATAAAATATTAGCGGCTAAACCAGATGAATTAAACCTTACTGTTCGTGAGACTTTTCAGAGACCAGATGTATTTGGTTTGTGGCAAAATGAAGTTGGTCCAGTAATTAAGGCATTCACTGAGGCTGAAGGTAATACAGCTAAGGCACAAATATTTAGAAACTTTAGACTTGATTACCCAGAATTTAATGACCTTGCAGTATTTAAACTATATGCAAAGAACAATGTATTTGACGCAGCATCTGCTGAGAAATTTTTTACCACTGCAGATAATGCAAGATATTTAATTGGTGGAAGACTAGACGGTACTAGTTTCTATCGCAATGGTATAGCTACTGCACGTTTATCTCGTCAGTTTACATCAGGCATTGCTCGCAAAGTAGATGCAATATTTAATCCAACTGTAGGAAATGTTGCTACAAGAGACACACTTGAAAAAGCTACTGCTGCACATGAGCGTGGTTGGGAAATTCTTACACGTTTAGGTGAAGAAGCAGACTTGGGAGTTAACCCAAACATAACAAAACTTATAGACATTGAAAGTGATATGTCTAAAACACGTAAATTAGCATTTAAAATAGGCACAGCAGCTGGCAGAAGCCCTACTAGTGGCGGTATTAGATACGGTGATGATGCTGTTAATACTGTTTCTGAGTTTAGAAACATGGCTGCATTAGTAGTAGACAGAGATTTTGCAGATACATGGGCATTAAATTATCTAGATTTAGATTCTGCTCAGCAAGTAGTAGCTGTTCGCAATCTTTATGCTGCATATTTTCAAAAACAAGGCTTTGAAGGATTACCTGGCGGTAAAAACTACACACAAAAAGTATTAGATAGAACATTTAACCACCATGCTGGTTTCGGTATTACTTCTAAAGTAGAAGTGCGTAGAGATTTAGCTGACAAAATGGACCCTAGTGCCCTTGAATGGGAGAATGGTGTTCCATATTTAAGAAACCGTGGTATTACTCATGGATTTCAAGCAGCTGGAATGATTGCTCCGTTACCTTTTGAGGAAATTGCTGCTACAAAGGCAATGCTTGGCATGAAGGATGAAGCTGGTCAGTTTACTGTACGAAATGGCATACCTTCTCTGTTTGATGGCATGCACAGAAACTACTTTATGCGTGCAATTACGGACTCTTGGGCTGTTCTTACATTAGGTATTCGTCAAGGTCTACGAACTGCTATAGACCACTTTACATTTTATGCACTTACCGCTCCTGGAGATGCAATCAAAGACTTTGCAGTTGGAGAATCAAGAAAACTAGGCAAAGTTCTTACCGTTGCTACTGGTTCTAAGGCGGCTGTTGGTCCATACAAACGTTTGTTTAATAAACTATTCCTTAAAGGTGGTTTAGAAGAACGTCTTACTAAGGGTGACCGTTTAAAGATTGTACAAGACTTGCAAAAAGAGATGTCTGAAAAACTTGGCTACGATGTGCCAATGCAAGAGGTTAGCAATGTTTTAATTAGGCAAGAATCTGGTAAGCGTGCTTGGGATATCTTGTTCAAAGGTCAAACTGATGAAGCTCAACAAGACATCATGGACTTATTGGTATACCAACCAGACACTATTGACGCAATGCAAAGAAGCGTTAGTGCTAAGTCCAACCTAAGCGGTAGATTTGATGATGAGATTAGAAACCTAACCCTTCCTGAATCTAATGTAACTAAAGCAGTTGAAGATGCTGGTTTAAAACTAGGTAGAAAATGGAAACCTATTTCTACTAGAGAACTTGCTGAGATAAACCAGAAGTTCCCTGCATTAGCACACTATGATAACTGGGCTTTACGTTTTGCTTACAATAAGATTCAACTTGCTGAGTACAAGTCTTTTAGTCCTGTATCAGCATTCTTTATGCACAATGGATTAAGAGATACAAGGGATATTGAGAGAGCTAGACGCTCTATCCTTAAGCAAGTTGGCGTTAATTACTATTCAGAAGAAGACCAGGCTATTCAACTAGCCAATAGAACTATTAATTCTGGTGGAGCATTAGGCGCGGATACTGTATTCGGTCGTGAAGGCGCAGTATTTGGAATGAATGTTAAAGCTCATTCATTTGATGGCCATAAGATTCAACCTGGTTCTGGTACTCAAGTTATTCACACACAGCAAGAGCTTGAAGTTGCTGATGACTTAATGAAAACTGTAAATGAAAAGTATTTAAAGAGAGCCTTCCCGCCAACTAATAAATATGTAGCTAATTTATTGCGTAGAAATTACTATCAAGTAAAAGACTCTGAGGCTGTTGTTGCCATAGGTCGCATTGATAACAATGTTGTTCAAGGTGGAACAGCTTGGGCTGTTTATGCTGGTATTGAGCTTAATAAGCCAGTCCACGTATTTGACATGAATGTTAATAAATGGTTTACATGGGTAGATGGTACTTGGTCACAATCAGATACAATTCCTGCCTATAGAAACTTTGCTGGTATCGGTAGTAGAGATATATCTCCAGCTGGTGCAAGGGCAGTTAAAGAGTATTTAACTAACATGGCCCTTATTAAGCCTGGTATATCACTAAAAGTATTTGATGCAGATTTGTTAAAACGATTTGTTACTAAGTTTGGTGATACAGTTTCATTTCGTGAGAGAAGTTTAACTGACGAAAAAATATCTCTTATCCTTGTAGATAATATGCTAGCTGATATGCAAGTTGCTTTCCACGGTGGTGCTAACTCCTTTAATCAAGAGTTAATGAATCTGGTCAAAGAGAAACACTTTGATATTACAGAGGCAGCAGCTAAGCGTTCTAAGCGTATCCCTTCTGATGCATGGGAAAAAGCTGTATCTAGTATTGAGTTTTCCGATTTTGAAAAGGTTACGGTTAACATGCACCCAAGTGGTGAGGTTAATACACGTATCAATTTCATTGATGAAGATATGGAAGGAAACTTTAAGAAGTTTGGTAATGCTGTTTATGAGCAAGCAGACCGTCAAGCAACTGGTTTGTTCAGCCAACCAGTCTTAGTTTATACATATAAAACTTTCCGTCAATCTTATAGAAATCAAGAGAGACTATTTGCTAGACAAGAAGAGGCTAGGCTCCTAGAGCAAGACCCATTCAATAGCAAAGCTAAAGAAATTGCCACTGATTTAGCACGTAAGAGATATGCTGAATTGGCGCACAATGATGCTATATACACAATATTAAAGTACATAGATAACCCTGCTATTAGAAGCAATTTCTCTATGTCTATTAGACACGTAGGTAGATTCTATCGTGCAACTGAGGATTTCTATCGTCGTTACTATCGTATGCTACGTGATAAGCCAGTCCAAACTGCGTATCGCATGCGATTACTACACCAAGGTTTACAGTCTTCTGGCAGTATATACAAAGACCAAGACGGTGTTGAATACTTTATTTTCCCAACAGATACCATTATCAATGGTGCAGTTGAGCCGGTAGTACGTAAACTATCTGGTAACAATCAATTTAAAGTACCTCAATTTGATAACTTTAAAATGAAGTTACAGATGCTTAACCCATCTTTCTCACCTGACGCTGGTATACCTACCTTCTCTGCACCTGCTGCTTCAGTAACCATACTTGCAATAGATGGATTACTAGGTAAGTATGGCAATGCTTTTACAGCTAACTTGGGTGAAGGTTTTAAGAAGGTTACATTAGGTAACTTCGGTGGTACTATGAGTTTCCGTAGTGCTGTTGTACCTATGTATTTAGAAAATGCTATTAGATTAAGTAAACCAGCACAAGAGATTCTTGGTATTACTGACATTGAACACAAGACTCGTGAAGAGAAAAGTGCTGCTATGCAGGCTATCTCTTATATGCAAGCATACGGTAATCAGCCATTATCAGAGGTTCCTACCCCTCAAGAACGTAATGATTACTTGAAAGCGATAAGCATTGGAACAAGCAACTTATTATTTATGCGTGCTTTCTTGGGCATGTTCTCACCTGTTTCTGCCTCTGCACAAGAGAGCAAAGGTGTTCCGGATTACTACAAACAGATTGGTATAACTAGTCTACGTAGTGAATTCTATGACATATTAGATGGCATAAAGAGTACATATGGTACTGATGTTCAAGACGCTTATGCCCTTGCTACTGCTATCTTTGTGGCTAATAACCCAAAGAAAAGTATCTATCTAGCATCTAGAAATGATAAACAAACAAACGTTCTAATTAACAAAACTCAGCAAGTTAAAGACTGGGCTCTAAGTAACAAAGACTTTATAGATACCTATGGTGAGACTGCTTATATCTTTGCACCTAAAGTAGGAGACTTTAACCCTGCAGTATACAACTGGTTAGAATCACAAGACCTATTAGGTCAACCTACTCTAGAAACATATCTAGAAAGAGTATTAGTAGCACAGGATAAAGCATCTTATTTTGATATTGCTAATAAAGAGAAAGAAGCTTTAGCTAGTACCGTTAGTATTAGTGAGCGTCAAGCTATCATTAACAACGCAACAGCAAATCGTCAAGCCTTATTGAACTCTAATCCATACTTACTAGAAGCTTTGCAGAGTAAAAATAACTTTCCTTCAGAGAAGATAATGTTAGATAATCTATCAACATTACTATCTGATGAAAATACACCTGTGCCAGATATTACACGGGTCAAGATGAGAGCAGCAGTTAATGCAGTTCAAGAGTTTGTAGCCCTTGCTACTGACCAAGAGTACAAACTATCACCTTACTTTACTGATGCTAAACGCATGAAGAAAGATGAGATTGAAAAACTTCTTGAAGATTTAAGAACTGGAGACCTGGTTATGTTTGAAGCATATAGGGCTGTATTACAACCAGTACTTGACTTCTATTCACGGGATACATATGTAGCATTTAGAAAGGCTAACTACTAATGGCATTTGAATACCAAACAGGACGACTTAATCAAGCTGATGAGTTTGCCGCAACCGGCGCTAAGTTAAGTGTTAACCCTTCTACTCAGAAGAATGAATTAGTTATCCTTGATAAGAGCGGTGCTGTTAATCCAGCCTATGTATACATATCTCCAGATGGTGTTAACTTTGATGTAGATACTGATTTAGATAAAATATTAAATCTATACTATGCTGACTTTAGAAAAGACCCTACATATAGAGACACAGTATATAAGAACTTAAAGATTAAAAAGGGTGCTAACCCAACAGATGTAGGCAACGCTCTTAATAAACGTATTGTTGACTTTGGTGTAGATGTAGCAACTCAGCTTAAATCAAATCCTGGGTTAAGTACTTTTACTCCATTAAATAAATGGGCAGGTGGGGCAGGAGGTTCTACTACTACAGTAGACCGTACTTTATCTACAAAGACTCAAGCATCACAAGAGTTAGATGATTTCTTTATTGAACAATTAGGTCGTAAAGCTACTCTTGAAGAGAAAAAAGATTTTTATAATAGAGTAAGAAAAGAAGAAAGTGTTGGAGTTACTACTACTACCGGAGAGACTACTCGTACTTCAGTAGGTCGTGGCTTAAGACCAGTAGACCGTCAGAGAATCATGGGTGATGTTCTACGTCCTGCTGCTAACCTTATGACCGGTGATGAGCTTGTTAAATCAGGTGGCTTATTAGGTACATACATATCTAAACTGCAATCTACAGCCAGAGACTATGGCTTAGCTTATAGCCCTGACATGGCTAAAAAGAACTTATTAAGTAACTATCAATCAGGTGGAACCCTTACAAGTGGTAACCTTGAAGCAGAAGCATTAGGTATTAAAAGTATGGCTAAGACTATATATCCTAACTTAAGTAAGTTAATTGATAGTGGTGTAAAGGTAAGCAGTCTTGCTGACCAGTATGCATATTACATGGGTCAAACTCTTGAGTTAGCAGATAACAGTATTGATATTACCAAGGATACCCACATACAGAATGCTCTTAAGAATAACGGACAAGAAGGTTCAATGAATTTAAATGACTTTCAATTATCACTACGTAAAGATGCACGCTGGGCTAAGACTAAGAATGCTAGAGAAGAAGCATCTAGTTATGTTAACTCTATCTTATCTTCATTTGGGTTGGTGAGATAATGCCATCAGTAGATAGTAATTATGATGCTAGAGTAAGGGATTCTTATAATCCTTTATCAGGTATGGTAGCAACTCCTGCAGCACCTGCTGCTCCAACACGTAGTGTTGCTAAAGAAAAAGAAGCATTAAGTGTTGTCTCACAGGAATACATTAATTCAAGAGGTGGCATTAATGCTCAAGGATATTATAATGATGTTCCATTAAGCCAGCAACTAACTGCTGCCGAACAAGCACAAGTAAGAAACCCTGACGGAACTACCGACACATTTGCAATGGCTCGGATTCTTCAAGAAAAAGAAATTAATAAATTAGTTTCTCAAGGAGTTTCAAAGGCTGATGCAACTTCAAGAGTATCATCTCAATATGGGCAATATGGTATTGGTGATGGTTCTACAGGAACTGGCACAGGTAGTTCTAAAATACCCACTGATGGAGTCGATAAACTTACAAAAGATGCTTATGCTCTTATTGAAGATACTTTAAATGCATACGACTTAAGTTCCCTAGCTCCTATCATCAAAAGTTATATGCTTGCAGGTCTTGGACCTGAACAAGCTAAATTACAGATTAAACAAGAGCCACTGTATAAAGCTAGATTTAAAGGTAATGAACTACGCTTAGCATCTGGATTAAATGCTTTAACTGAAGCTGAATATCTAGGTCTTGAAGATACATACAGCCAGGTTATGAAACAATATGGCTTGGGTGATTACTTTGGAACCACAAGAGCTGCACGTCAAACCAAACTAGCTGACGTTATCGGCGGAGATATATCAGCAGTAGAGTTAAAGAGCAGAATATCTACAGTAGTAGATAGAGTTAACAATGCTGACCCTGCTATTAAGGCACAACTTAAAGAATTTTATCCTGGTATTACAGAAACAGATTTAGTTAAATACTTCTTAGACCCTAAGCAAACCTTGCCACAGTTAGAAGAGAAGGTAACATCTGCTGAGATTGGTGCCGCTGCTACTGGTCAAGGATTAAAGACTAGTATGACTAGTGCTAGCGACTTAGCTAGATACGGTATTGACCGTGCTGCTGCAATTAAGGGTTACTCAACCATTGGTGGATTACTTCCAGGAACTCAGAAGTTAAGTAATATTTATGGTGAGGCTGGAATTGATTACACACAAACCACAGCTGAACAAGAAGTATTTAAAGGTAATGCATCTGCTGAGCGTAAGCGTAAGCAACTAGCCGCTCTTGAGACCGCTCAATTCAGTGGGTCAGCTGGACTTGGTTCTGCTGGTTTGAGTACTCAAATGCTAAGAAAATCATCTAGCGGCGGACAGTTCTAAATAGAATCCTATGTGAATCCATCGGCCTCACATAGCGTATTAGACCGATAGCAAGAGCCAGACCGATTCCCCGATTGGAACCTGAGGCTTGCGACTACAACGAATAGAAGGGTGGGTTGCTATGAGCAACAACTACTGGGATGAAGACGAAGACGACCAAGATACCGACAACGAAGCGCAGTTGGATGGAAGTGACTTACTTAAAAAGTTACGGAAAGCCAAGCGTAATGATGAGAAGCGTATTAAGGAACTCACTGAGCAACTTGAGGGATTATCCAAGTCGCAGCGTGAGCGTATAGTCAAAGATGTCCTAGACAAGAAGGGTGTCAATCCAAAGGCACAACGTTTAATCCTTAAAGACTTAGAAGACGTTAACGAAGAGTCGGTTAATAACTGGCTTGATGATAACGGCGACTTGTTTGGATTAACAAAGGAGCCTGAGGTAAACCAAGAACAAGAACTTAATCGAGCAGCCTTACGGCAGCAAGATATAGTTACTCAGTTAGGTACAACCCCTGACAAAGCCCAAGACTTATTGAACAGAGTTTTAAATGCGGCTAACGCAGAAGAACTTACTCAACTAATTCAAGGCAATTAATATCCATAGTAATTCTTAAATCACCTTGGAGGTGAACAATGGCTAATGCCTATTCAAGTACAGGCTCAAGCACCCTCGGCGGAACCGCTGGTGGCGCTGGTCTAGTACAGACAGCGTATGACCGACTGTTAGAATTCGCGTTGCGTTCAGAACCCCTAATTCGTAGTGTCGCTGACAAGCGTCCTGCAAAGCAGAGTATTCCTGGCTCAACCGTAGTTCTACAATTATACGCAGATTTAGCAACGCAGGCAACTGCGTTAACTGAGTCAACAGAGCGTGACTCTGTTGCACTTGGTACCCCAACATCAGTTACCATTACTCTTGCAGAGTACGGTAACTCAGTGCTTGTTACACGTGCATTGGAGCTATTCAGCCTTGCTGATGTAGACCCAGCAATTGCTAACATCATTGCATTCAACCTTGCAGATTCCATCGACTCTGTCGCTATGACAGAGCTACGTGGCGGAAGCAACGTAATTTATGCTGGTGCAACTGCAACATCTACTGCAACCATTACAGCAGCAGCAACTATCTCTTCAGCTAACATCCGTAAGGCTGTTGCTAAGCTACGTGCTGGTAAGTCTGTAGCCCGTAAGGGTTCACTATACTGGGCTGGAATTCACCCAGAGGTTTCACACGACCTTCGTGCTGAGACTGGTTCAGCAGGATGGCTACTTCCTAACCAATACGGTTCTGCACAAGACCGCATCTGGGCAGGAGAAATTGGTACCTATGAAGGTGCTTATTACGTAGAGTCTGCACGTTTGTACAATGCTACAGACGGTGCATCTTCTGCACGTAACTACCGTACAATTATTGCTGGTCAGCAAGCAATGGCAGAAGCCGTTGCTGAAGAGCCACATGTAGTTATCGGTCCAGTTATTGACCAACTTATGCGTTTCCGCCCAATGGGCTGGTACGGCGTATTAGGCTTCAAGCGTTACCGCGAAGCAGCTTTATACCGCATTGAGTCTGGTTCATCAATCGCATCTTAATTGATTGACGGTAGGGCTAGGGGAAACTCTAGCCTTACAGTGAATTCATTAAAGGAGAATAATGGCAACATATAAATTTCTAACACCTACCCTTCAACAAGGACTAA